CGACCCTACAGACAAAAAAATACCCCGAATTTTTATTTGGGGTATTTGTGTTTCTAGAGGTGAATTATATATCACCCACCATCTATGTCGCAACCAATGGTAGCACCTGTTACCACACCGAGTGGTATCGCCCACCATCTACCGTCACCTTGTGATAATGCAGCACCTGCTGCACCACCTAGGAGACCACCTGCTATCTTACCATCTGAACAGTCATTACTATCACGTTCTATGATAGTACTTCTTCTGTAACGTGTAACACCTGAGCATGGAATCTCTACCTGTTCATGCCAAGACCTGACATAACCTGGTGAGTTAGCAGTACCAGGAATATATTCTTCCCTATACTCTTGACGAACACACTTGCGTTCGGTAGAGTACCCTGCTTGAGAGCGATAGTCATTTAATTCTCTCTTCCACTCTTCTGCTGACGCTACAGGTGTAACGAGCAACAGTGCTGCAAGTGCTAGTTTCATTAATCTTCCTCTGCTAATCTGCTGAAGTATGCGAGGTCTGGATCCTCGTCTGTCTTTAATGATTCTACACTATCTCCAAACCCACTGGTAGGTTTAGTGGTCTCTTCTTTAACTGTCACAGGAATTTCTAATTCTTCCTGCTCTACACGAGTTTCTACTCTCGCTGCTCCCTTCCCAAGTACCAAGTTTAGTCTCTTCTCTAGGTCTTCATAAGACTTAAAGTTCTTAGGACTAGTAAACTCTGCTAGAGAATACTCTTGGTTGTAGATTTCTTCTAACTTTGCATCGTCATAGTCACCTAGTGTTGTAGGTGCAGCGAACTCGGAACGATCATAGTTCCAGTATCCATCTTGCTTGACGATCTTAAGTTTAAAATCAGCACCCTTCCAAAAATCGAATGGGTTGATTGGTTGCTCATCCTCGAACTGAGGCTTCATTGCTTCTACTAATTTGTCATGAATCTTTTTCCCATACTTGTATAGGAATACACGACCTTCATTTTCTGGATGTAGTGGGTCTTTGATTACTAATATGTTACTGAAGTAAGAGAGTTTTCTCTTTTGCTTACGAGCAACGTCTTTGTCTGAATCAATTCCACTGTTCCATAGTACTCTATTGAGTTCTCCTACAGGATCGTTTTGTCCTAGTGTAGTGAGACTATTCTCAATGTACCATCCACCTGTGCCTTGGAATGCATGTGACCATACTTGTGCCCAAGGTAGATCTTCACCTGTTGGTGCAGGTAGGAATCTTATAACTGCGTAACCGTTACCTGCCTTATCGACTTCTGGTTTCCAGAGTCTATCGTCAGGACCATTTCCACCGCCTTTGCCACTAAGTTTTTCTAACTCCTTAGTCAGTTTAGCAACTGATCCTGAGGATTTCTTAAGTGATGCGAATGACATTCTTATTCTCCGTATTAATTGTATTTGGTATGTTGTTACTGTGTAATCGTAACGTACTATTTATGTTTTGTCAAGTAGTGCACTCTTCCATTGTAATAGTTTTGTCTCCATTGCCTCAAGAATCTCTAGTAGATTTTTACCACCAGAATACATGCCACTTACATTGTCAATTCTCTTCTTCATATCCATCACTTCACTGTCCTTCTCGTCCTCTTCGTATGTGATATGCTGCTCCATCAACTGAAGACGTGCATAGAATACCTTCTGTTTTGCTATGAGTTCTAGTGTCTTATTGATATGGTCTAGTTGTCCCTCTGTATCATAAGAACTGAACTCCTGAGACATGCTCAACAACTCAGTATAAGTTCTCTGAAGATCATCTAGTTCTTCTTTAATTACTTCAGATTTTAAGAAATCATCTGCTGTACTCATAGTGGTAATACTCCTCTAGTAGTTCTCTTTATACAATTAAGTAGTTGTGCATTTGCTTTGATCTTATCCTTTAGTGGTTTAGAAATGAGTTTGTTTACTACCTCTACTTCTATACCATGCTCATCACACACAGTTGCTACTGCTTCTATGTAGTTTATCAATCCATTTGATTCTGCCACACAGGTCTCAACTAAAGCACTAAACTTTGGTTGTGTCATAAAGTTCTCTTCTAATTCTTTCACAGTGTTACTCCTGACTGTTCGACTGCCCAACTTGTAAGGAGAGACATCTTAAAATCTTTAATCCATTCACAAAGAGTATCTACATAAGGACTCTTGTCGTAACGTTGTTCTACTTGTGTCTCACCGTTCTCTGCTACAGAAAGTGTGACTAATTTATCTACCTCTATCCCTGTCCTCTCGTAGTACATGTAAGCGTACGCTGATTCCTGTACGAAATACTTTTCCAACCACTCTACTTTCTTTATACTATTGGTAGTTTTAAAATCTATAATAGCAAGTTCGCCATCAAACTCAGCAATGCAATCGACACGGCCAGCAATGCCCAAGTCAGTAGAATAGAGAGGGGCTTCCAACAAATGAATATTATCAATACGATCAAGCACCTCACGACTAGCCCCAAAAAGGAACGAGGGAAGACCCTCGCTCTTCTCAATTTTCTCAGGTTCATTCTTTAAATAACACTCCACTATAGTATGGTACTGAGTACCTCTCCATGCTGACGCACGTCTAATCTTTTCTGCTTTCAGAAGTCCTATTCTTTTCTCCCACTTCCTAATACCATCTACTGATTGCTTACCAACCACAGTAGTAACAGAGGGGAGCCATTTGCCCGAAGGTGCTTGGTAGAACCTTTGACCATCAACGTTTTGGGTTTTTAATTCCTGCAACTCTCCTGCAGGACCCACATGATTAAATTTTTTCATTACGATAAACCTAGTTGGATTTTGGATACGAGATACTCACGTACAAGTCCTGAGCGTACGATATCTTCGATACCGAACTCTACAGTCTCAAATGATGGCATTGTTTGTAGTACTTTCATAAAGTCTAGCACACCTTGACGCTCACCGCTTTTGATAAGATCAGATTGTGAATAGTCTCCTGAGAATATTATCTTACAGTCCTGTCCAACACGAGTAACGATGGAATCTAGTTCATGGAAATTTAGATTAGAGAACTCATCTACTATGATAATACACCTGTCAAATGTAGTACCACGTATGAATGAGGTAGACCAGAAACTTATTGTTGCTTGAGTCCTAAGATTATCATACAACATTTCGAAGGATTTTTCATCAGGCATCTCGAACATGTATTTCACCATGTTCTTATAAGGTATCTGATATAGATTAGACTTATCTTCGTGGTCACCTGGTAGGAAACCAATCTCTCTAGTAGGAACTAAAGACCGAACCATATATATTTTCTCATATGGTGAAGAAACGTCAAGTACCTGTTGCAATGCTAGATACAAACTGATAAAAGTTTTACCTGTACCTGCAGCACCATGTAGTACAAGGTTCTTACCTTCCTTGTACGAGTCGAAGACTGTTTGTTGATTGTCGGACAGTGGTTCGATCACCTTAAGTTGATCAAGGTTGATCGGTTTTGTCCTGCGTAATTGCTTGGCACTCATAGAGGCAGGAGATTGTTGCTTACGTTTCTTTACTGGCATAATTTAGGTGTACCTCGAAAGGTTCGCTTTAGGGTGTGCTGATTGGACTTTAGACATTACTTCTTTAAATCCATCAGACTGTTTAGGGAGACCATATGTTGTTTTAAGTGTTTGATTCCCAAAGTATCTTTCTAACTCTGGGTGCTCCTCTTTATATTTATCGAGCTTCGTGAAGGACATACTCACATCGAGGATGATCTCTCCAGTCTCTTTGTTTATGAAATCGTATCTAGGCATTAGGGGTCTATCCTCAAACAGGGTTGTAGGTCGTTGTAGTAGTCATCATGACAGTCACAGTCATCAGCAGTAGGACACCATCCCATTGCCTTGGATACTAATGGGAAGTTACAGATGAAATGATCTCGACATAGGTTTGCTACGTCTGCATGTTCCTTCTGTGTACCATTAGCAGTACGTAATGTTATATAGTGAAGCCATGACCGAACACTTCCTGTCATGTATATACGGGTCGGAGTTGCTAGTGGGAGAACCATTCTCGCACACTCCTTCGCAACACCCTCACGTATGAGTTCACTGTAGAGGTCAATGCCTTCAGCGAAATACTGTGTGATCCTACCTTGTAGGAACGATACTTGTTTCTCATCTAGATCATCGATAGAGTTCTGTCTGTTCTTATCATCCTGTCTCCTCAAGTCAGGTATAGGTATGTTAGTACCAAGTAGTTCAGTGTTTGCATATCTCTGACTAAACTCTTGGAAAGTAAATGATCTATGTCTAAGGATTTGTGCACCGATAGCACGAGAGGTATTGATCTCTAGTGTCATGTGTGCTTGCTCAAAGATAGACCAATGTCCATGCTTAATACAATACTCTAACAACTTCTCAACCTTAGGATTCTCTTGGTTGTTGGGGTTAGATACTCTTGCTATGTATCCTATAGTTTTTTCAGCGTCAGGAGTGACGGAGACAAGACAAACTTTACTCATTTAATAATTTTAACTAGTGTGTATAGTGCTAGTGAATAGACATAACCTATAGGCGGTAGACCAAAGAGAGCAGGGATACATATGTTCCATGCTGCCCACAGTATGAAAGGATTTATAATAAAACCAAGGATCTTACTTGCAAGTTCTAAGTCTCGCTTCTCTTCCTCGGTCTTGTCGTTCCACTTTCTATACTGATAGATGGGATTCATCTTCTTCCCTTCTTCGGTTTCGTTGGTTCCTGTTTTTGTTCTTGCAAATTGTTCCACTGCCTTGTTGGAACTCTTCCATCTGCTTGCACCCATTTCTTTAATCCTTTCTTATATAAGTCGTAGTAATGATCAAAGATCTCTACAACTGAGGTGCAGATAACAATGTCATGCTTCTCTGCTCCCTCCTTTTCATACGTAACGATGTACGCATTGACAGGTAGATTTCTTTTATTATCCTTGACAGGATCACATTCATGTACAAGAACCTTCATGTTCTACCACCCCAGACTATCTCTGGGAATGCTTCCTTCACACATGCCTGTGTGATCTTGTAACGCTTATGTAAGTTCTTATTTACTGCCTTGACCACAACCTCTGCTTCAGTCTGATGTAGACCTTCTAACAGTTGTATGAACATGGTTTCCCTTTTGATAGGAGTTAGTTTAGAACCACCTTTAAAGAAGTGGAATAGTATCCTTGCTTCATGCTCTAATTTAGAATGCTCAGTACCTTCTGGTGCTTCATTCTTACGATAGGGTACGTCTTCACCTAATGGTACTAGGGGAATGACACTCTCATCATAATTTATTATGAACATAGACATCAGTGCAGGAGTTTTATTCTCTTGTAAGATTCTTATTTTCTCTGCTTTTGTCTTTGCATTGTGTGCTTTCTGAAGCACTTCTGAAATCAATAGTTTCATAGTTTACTCTTCATCATCGTCTAGTGTAGCATCAATATCAGTAAAACGCAAGTAAAGTATTTCATCGGGGTTAGCGAGTTCCCCCTCTGCATTATACATTTCTGGATGGATTACCTGTTGTGCATAGTCTGCTCGTTCAGACCACTCATCGAATACGTCTTTCAGATTCCATGATAGCACGAAACCTAAGAAAAAACTACCCAATGTTAGGAAGAACGCAATGTAAAGAAAAGAAATATCAGTCATACGTTACTCCGTTAGTTTTAATTATTTAGTGCGTTTAGATTTGTTCTTCGAACCCAGTTTGCGTCCTGGTTTTCGTTGATCATAGTACTCTTCTGCCTGAGTAATGATCTTTTTAAAGTAGTCCCTAGTCTTCTTTGCTTTTGCTTTTGGAATGAAACCGTATGCTTCTTTGAGCATAGAGTCTCCACGTATGTAACCTGATAGTTCATCGTGTGCTTCCTTAACTTCAGAAAAGACTGTGGACTCTAGTAGACTCTTGGTCTGCTTTCTAGTATAGTCATGACCTGTAAGATATCCCTCCATACTAAAGAGATATCTACCCTCAGCGACTGCTGTATCAATCGTCTTATCCAACAAAGAGTATAACATCTCATTGTGGGGGTCGTAGTTTTTCATTACAATCAAATTAATTGTGACTCTCTAAGATATTTTACAGTCTCAGTACATCCACCCAACTTGTTGCCATTGATAATGACCTGTGGGAAGGTGGCATTCTGTCCGAACTCTTGTTTAAATTGTGGACGTGTGAACTGTAGACCTAGTTGGTACTCTGTGTAAGACCAACCTTGTGTATTATACACTTCTTTTATTTTTGTGCAATAGGGGCAACCTGTTCTTGTATAGATTACCGTTCCACCTGGAGATTTTGCCATAGTTATAGAGAAAAAAAGAGAGTCCGAAGACTCTCTTATTTATTGTGA